TTACTGATTTTAATATTGTATCCACTATATTAATCTTACTCAAATCTATACCAGTTGCTAATGCATCTGATCCACCTTCTTCTGAACCACCAAATATGGGTTTACCTTCAATGAGGTTTACTATGAATTCGGGTAATAGAGATTTCCAACTGAATTTATAATCTTCTTTTGCAAGTTGTGTAGGATCATCCAAGAAATCTTGAATGAATGTAGGTAAGAGAGATTTCCAATTAAATGCAGCAACTTTATCTAAACCTGCAGCAATAGTAAGTGGGCCTGATGTAGGAAATAGATCAGCAATGAATTTTGGAAGAATTGATCTAAAATCAAAACCCATTCCAGCCGTTAATCCTTTTGCAATTGTTAATGGCCCCGAATCGGGAAACAAATCTGTAATAAAGTCTGGAAGTAATGCTCTCCAATCAAATGCACCTGCTTGTTTAACCAATCCCTTTGTTGATGCCCATGCTCCTTTCATCCAATCTGGAAGAAGATTAGACCATACAAATCCCTCATCAGTTTTAGCTACAGCAACAGCTCCATCAACAAGTTTCCAAATAAAGCCGGGAACTAAATCTTTCCAACTGAATGTTCCTGTGGGGGTTACGGTTGTGCCTTCAATAAGTTTAACAATAAAATTTGGAATAAGACTTTTCCATGTAAACTCAGTGTCGGCCCACGCAGTTTTACCTATACCGATTATTTTGTTGATGAATTCGGGTAGGAGATCAGACCATTGAAATGATCCTTCTTTTTCGTATTCACCTGCAAAAAACTTAACAAGAAATTTTGGTAGTAAATCTTTCCATCCAAAGGAAACATCTTTTCCGGCTACCTTTATATTGTTGAATAGATCAACTAAGAATTTTGGAAAGAGGTCTATCCAACTGAACTCTGGAAAGTCTACAGTAAAGTATTTACCACCGAATAGTTTTGTGAGTGCAGGCGGGAATATATCAGACCATTTAAAGTCAATACTCTTTATCCAATCTGGTGCAATAACATCCCAAATTGCTTTGATTGGCCCTAGAATAAGACTATTGAACTTTTCCGAAAACCAAGCTCCAATACCATCAAATCCTTTTGCTAATTTCTCTCCACCAATAAAACCAAGAATACCACCAATTACTGCACCACCAAGACCACCAATAATTGCTCCTACTGGGCCTCCTATCAATGCTCCAGCTCCTGCGCCAATCAATGCAAATTTTCCAGCATTTGCAAAAGCATTCTTTATTCCACCCTTAGCTGCTCCACCGAAAAATCCACCTAAAAAACCAGAAATTTTACTCACTCCCCAATTTTCTGAACTCATCCATCCAGTAATTCCATCTTTAATGGCCATAGAAAGACCAGCTACGATCATTGCAATTGGGCCAAGTTTACTTAAAACTTTAATAAGTGTAGGCCCAAATAGTGTTCCTATGCTCGTAAAAGCTGAGCTCAGTCCAGTTGTAAGAAGACTACCAAATGAAGTAACCAATCCACCCAATTTAAAACCACTTAACAATTTCCCAAAAAACCCTGAAGTTTTTGAATCATCGCCTTTCATTCCTTTAAATATATTCAGTTTATCACTAATAGACTGAAAGATGCCCATCCTCTTAGCATCTGTACGTGCACCTTCAGCAGCAACTTCACCTGCTGCAAGTCTTTCAGCTCCAGTAGCTACTTCACCACTCTTTACGGCGGATTTAACTTCTTCAAGTTTTTTTACTACATCTGTTAAAGTGGCGTCAGCCATATACTACCTCTATTTTTGATTTTGTTGCTCAATTCTGTCATTCTCTTCTTTAATCCAATTACTAAGCATCTCAGAATATAATGCTCTTTCAAAAGGTATCATATTATCCAATTCTGTAAGACTCCATTTGTGGTGCTGAATCATAGCGAAATTCGTAACATAATGATTCGCTAAAGAGTCATGACTCAGACCTATGAGAAAAAATCTCCCATCCCTTCAAGAACTCTCTCATTCTTTTTTCCACAAACCTTACACTTTGCTGTTATTTCATGTTTCAATTTTGGCATGGTGTCAAAGAAAGTTTGAATCTCTTTAAAATGTTGAGTAGATAGACTATTTAAAAAGTCATCTGCCTCTTTCTTAGTATAGTCAGAAAGATTATGCATTTCCTCACCATCCATAATATATTCTATACTTTGTTGTATGATGTCAAATGTTTTATTTACCATCTCAGCACCCTCAATTCCTGCCATTGCTACAGAAGCTTCCATGTCTGGATATTTCATTTTCAATTTTATTTCATTTGTCAAAACTATAAAATCTTTATGTTTTTTATCTTTTTGAATCTTAACATCATCTATGTTAAGTTCTATTTCAAATTTACATTCTGTTTTATCATCCTTACAAAGTTCCTCTGGTATTGAATAATTAATCGGTATTACATCTCCTATTGATCTAGCTCTTAATTGTAGAAAAATATATTCAAGATCAAACGGTGGTAAAGTATCAACTTTTAAATCTTTATCTACACAATTATCAATTATCTCTTTCAGACCCCTAACCATATCTTTAGCTTCCCCACTCTGTAGGGCCATCATCAAAATCTTTTCCTCTTTAACAAGGAAGGGTCTAAAGGTGATCTTCTCTCCCGATGATGGAAGAGTAAGTTCATGTTTTATTACTGCAATTTTTGGCAAAGCCATAATGTTCTCCTTTTCAAATCATTATTTTATAATATTAAGTAAGTGTCATCCACTTTCTATATTTAAATGTCACACTAAGTCTTAGTATTTCTCCCCCCTGCGTGTGACCCAGCGCAATTTCACCAACTGCAGAAGGATATGCTTCTCTCAACTCTATCTTATACTTATCTGTTGCAGTTTCAAAATCAGTTGCATCATTTGATAATCTAGTTATATTAATTGTTGCAACAAAATTGTTCCAATAGTTAACATTACCAGTTTCAGGATTTATTATATTTTCTTGCCATTTGTCAAAAAACCTTTTTACAGTAAATTTATCATCTACAATAAATGATAATGCAGCTTCTGTAAATGTTTCCCTGTAAGGTATTTCTCTTGGTGGGCCGTATATATCCTGTGCTTGTGATGCTATACCTTTAGTTGGAAGTGAAACAGATTCACACAAATATTGTAAATTCTCGTTTACAGCTGTTGACAATCCAGAAGGAAGATTGGCGAAGGTTACATTATATCTATTTCCTTTAGCAAACTCACCAATTTTACTTTTTAATGTTTCTATACCAAATACATTTGCCATTAATAGAATTTTCCGCTGTCGTTCCAGACAACACTCTTTTTTTGTTTTTGAAATCTTTCAACTGGTAGGAATATTGCTATTTCCCACTCGTCTGCGTTTATCCTCACGGTGTTTGAACGAACATTAGTACCAAGATATCTTTTTACACATGGAACTGCTCTACCAAAACCTTTCAATAAATCATATGACAACTTCAATCTTGTGGTTGCATCAAACTTGTTATTAGTTGCGAACTTCTTCAACTCATCCATCAGTACTGCTCGTTCTCTTGGTGGAATGTAATGTAAATTCAAACCATAGAATCCACCTTTAGTTTTCTCAAATGGAAACACCAAAGGATACATATCCCAATAGGGTAACTTCTTAGCAAACTTTGGATCATACTTGTAGAATAACATTTTTCCAAGTGCTGCACTACTGTCTTCTTGTCTTTTAAGAAGTTGGTTTGGAGTCACTGCTCTCATACGAGTACTTGCACTCGCCTGTTTGACTTTCTCTCTAAACCAATCCCCCGCCGCCCTAGCTTTCGCTGTCGCGGAACTTGTCTTGATTGATGATTTGAGTGTATCTAAAAAACTTTCTTCTAATTCTGCCATAATACTAATATTTAGTTAAATCTTGTTCAGTTATAATTTTCCAATTCCAATTTCGGGCTTCACAGTAAGTTACCGCTGCTTTCCACTTTGCTTCATTGACTCCCCAAGCTTTGACCTCTCGGATAAATCTTCTTCTATTTGATTTCGGCTTGGGTGGTTTGGTTTGAATTTTTGGTTTGATTTCTATGAGAGTTTCGCCCTGTGCAGTCTTTACCCAAAAATCGGGGAAGTAACGATGGACTTTACCATCAATGGGAGAGCGATAGGGAATAATAATCTCTTCACTTGACCACTTTAACACACTGTCTTTACCATCAAGATATCTCATAAAGGTAAGCTCTAGCCCAGAGCGATGATATATTTTGCGGTAGTCACCTTTATATTTGGATATGTTTTTTGGTTTATAAAATCCTTTCTTAATCCTCATATAAATATATAGTAACGGCAGGAAACCGCCCAGATAAAACATATTAATTTATAGGAACAAAAAATGGCAGATACATGGTCAGTTGAACAGGCAATAGCTTCTAATAATAGTGGAGCGGGAGATGCCTTCACATATCCAAAAAATACTAATCCTGGCTTACCTCATTATATAAGATTTATTGCAAAAAGGTCATATACTTCAACAACCTCTGCAAGAGGAACATCAAATGGTGAAGTCGTTTTATACATGCCCCCCGATGCTTTGAAAACTTCATATAGTCAAAGTATTGGTGAT